CAAGATGTGTCGCACAATATATCTTGTATTTTGTCAAGTATTATAACATAATTACAGATGTGAGTATTTAAAAAATGATGTTTATTTTACACCATTTTTTATACTTTCTAATATCATTTCTTTTAATTTTTCGTTATCGATTTTGACCGAATCCACACGCAAAAGAGGGAAGTGCGCTTTTTCAAAAATGTCATTTACAATTAAATCGCGCTTGATTCTGTCTTTTTCGTTATGTGTGGAGTCATCAAGTTCAATCGCTAATAGGGTTTTAAAATTTCGCGAATCTACCAAAACAAAATCTACCGAAAGTCTGTTAATGAATCTAAACGCTAATTTAAAATTTTGACCTTTTACATTGTGAAAAAATAAACTTGATAGGTGAATTTGTGGAAAAATTAAAATTGAATCACCGCAAACTAATTTTAATTTTTTATAAAATTCTTGTTCACGTTCGGTCATTATAACGTATTTTCGATTATATCTATATACTGTTGATGTTTTTTGATTTGCAGAATCTGAAGCAATAGCTTTAATTATAATTACAAGAATTATAGGGATTGCAAAAAAGTATAATAAAATATCCATATTTTAAATTATACAGGAATAAACCTATTTCAACAAGTTGAAATAGGGAGTTATCACTTAACAAGTTAAGATAATAACTTTTAAATTTTTATGTGTAATTTTTCACGTTTAAAGTGATTTTCAAGTTTATTTACATATTTTAAAAAAGTGAAATATGAAGAATTTAAAGGGATTGTGTAAATATCGTGATAATCGTGTTTTGCAGTTAGGAATTGTTCAGGTATTTTTTGAGATTCAGTTATGAAATTTTCTATTATTTCAGGTTGTTTTAGGTTTCGACTTGACCAATAGCGTTTGGCGTTTTTGTCTTGAATAAGATCTTTTGTAATGTATTTTTTAATATAGCTTGACATCTTTGTTTTGTCTTTAATAGGTGCTATTTCGGAACGCCCAAGCTTATATCTTGTGATAAATTTACGGTTTTTTTCTTTCTTTTTACTTTTAAGTTCAGATACTGTTATATATTTATTTTTTCGAGTATAAAAATTTTCGGTTTCATTTTTGTAATTTTCTAATAGGGCGTGGAAGTGCCAAGCGCCGTTTTTGTGCCGTTCAGGAACGATTAAATAGCGAAATCTTCGACCGTGTCGCCTTAAATGGTTGAGTTGTTCGGTTTTGAGCCAGTTTTTGAGTAAGGAAGACATCTTTTGAAAGTCGTGGCGGTTTTCTTCGCCGTTTACTTTAGAGTTCGAAGGATCGAAAGTGAAAGTCGCGAAATGCGAAAAATTGTTGCAGAGAACATAGTCGCTGATTTTAGTTTTGGTTCGATTGATTGATTTTTGCAAATAGTCCTGTTCTTCGGAGTTTTCTTCATTTACGAGGATTGCTGAAGTGCCACGGTTTGAAAAGTTTGTGAATACAATAGGGCGGTGATATTTGATTATTTTGATTGAATCAGGGTAAATTTTAGCATATGAGCATACTTCTTTATATTTAATATTTGGATTTTTTTCAAATATCGAATTTAAAAGGTCTGATGCTTGTTTTTGTAAAGGTTTTTGTTTTTTAATCGAAAATACTTGCATATAAAAATCTCCTTAAATTAGCGTTTTGTGTGTTAAGTGTGGCTCTTGACAAGGGTTGCCCCAAGGGGCAACGCCCCGCCACAATTAAGCAATTTGTTCACGTTCGATTTTGAAATAATGTTTAATTTCAAAGTCTGGACAATACTGGTAAACAGATAATCTAGTACTATCAAGATAAGGTACAGTTTGTACTTTCATTACTTTTTGTAATTTATCTAAAGTATCAAACTTATTTTTAATGACTAAAAGGGCAGTTTTTGCGTCTTTTTTAGTCTTATAATGTGCAATAGGGGTGCGGTTGTGATATAACGTGTATTGAAATTTACGTGTAATTTTTAGTTCGTATAACATAATTTCTCCTTTAAATAATGGTTGTTTCTAGGCTTTCGTGCGCGCGTCATCGACTTGCGGACGCACGAAAGCCTTTCTTTTTTTTCTGCTCTAAATTGATAACCTGAAAATCTTCAAATTCTGCTTTTCCTGATACGACTTTTTGTAAGGTATCGTACATATTTCTTAATTTTTCAGAATGGAAGAAAAAACCAGTTTTTACTGAATGACCAATCAAAGCACCGCTGTAATCTGTTGTTAGCTTGTGTGCATCGTAAACTTTATTGACTGTAAAAATATTGCCGTGAGTGGAACACATAACTAAATAATTCGCTTGCTCCCTAAAAGGTTTTGCCATACGTAAAAATAATTGAGATGTACCAATGATAGCTTTACGTTGCTTGCGTTGTTGTGAAATTTCGGTAAAAATATAAGGTGGTATATCTTTAGATTCCAAAGCGTTAAAATACGTATGTATTTCATCTATTAAGTAGATAACGCCGTATTTATCATTATTGACTTCAACTAGCAAACGGTGCAGATCATCATGATTTTTGAAAGTTATAATTTTGTTCGGTAAATCACTGTTAAACTCCAAATTCGTAACTAAAATTGATTTAGGGTAGCGAACCATAAGATTATAAACGTGCTTTACGGCTGAAAGAGTTTTACCTGAACCTTGCCAACCGCAATAGACAGTTAGACCACTAGCACGAAATAGCTCTTTATCTTTTGAATCTATATAGTTTTGTTTGATAGAATCAATATGCGGTTTTGCTTCTTTTTTAATAAATGATAAGTAAGACATTTCACTCCTTTATTTGTTTTTTACGCTTAAAGCGGGAAGTTTGTAAATCACCCACCATATAAACGAAATTGCTAATTCAACGGGCAACAATACAGCTGTAAATGTAAACATAAAGACCATCAATTCTCTTGAACCTAACAAATAAGCTAACATCTCTAAAGGCCATTGAATAAACGCGACAACTGGGCGCAATGATGGTAAAGCGCTTATAAGGGGGGCTATCGCCGAATCGACAGTTTTAACCAACGCCGAAAGTGGAAATAGCGCAACTTGTATTAATTTCATCAATAATATAACTATCATATTTTTACTCTTCTTTCTTCTTCCATCTGTCCCATATGAACGCTGAACCCATAAGAATAGGTACAAATTCAAATAATCTGTAAGCTGACCACCAAACAAACGCGAATATCAACAACGTGCGCGCTATTGTTATATAAATAGGTGGCACTTTACAAATAGATAAGCCCATGCGCCACGCTTTACCGTGCATCTTTTCCATGATGGTATTTGTTCCCTTATCATAGATGTTCTCATTTAAATAATCACTAGCACTGTCCCAATATTGATTATTACAATTTAAATCATAACGAAAACCTGATTTTTCAAGTGGTAAAAATGTAGCATTTAAGATGGAGGTTATCTTGTCGAAATTAAACATAGATTTTAGATTAGACATTTCAGTGTCTATCTGACCATCAGCGGGGACAAATAAAGTAGTAATAGCGTTAATTAAACCATCAAATATTGACTTTATACCATCTAGAATAAGTTTTGGTAAATCAATGATAGCTTTAAGCATATTTCCAATAGATTGGATCATAGGCGCGAAAAAGTCGCTGATTCCTTTTATAATATTGTCTGTTATACCCAAAACGACTTTTTGAGTTCGCGTGATCGAATCAATCATGGGTTGAAAGAAATCTCTAAGAAAATCACGAATGCCCGCGAAGAAATCGCCAAACCCACCACCGCTATTATTTCCGCTGTTATTGTTTGAATTATCGGCTTTTCCACCAATCGGCTCGACTAAAAAACCACCCTCATTTAAATTCCAGCTATTTTCTTTTAAAGTCGTTCCGCCCAAAAGGGTAAGCCCATTTTTAAAATCTTGATCTGTATAACTTGCTATTTCAAAAGGTTTGCTGAAATCATATACTTTATTTACATATGGGTAAGCTGACTCTTGAGTTTCACGACTATAATCTGTTTGTGTATAACCAGAAGCCTTCAATTTTATTTTAAAACTTCCCGCTTCTTGAACCATATAAAGACCGCAACCATCAATAATAGCATAATTGTTGTAAGGATCTTCACAAATAAAAGAAATAAGCTTTATTTTTTCTGAGTATTTATCGGGCGCATAAAAATAGTAATGTAAATTTATGGGTGTATCTTGCGGTATATATACTTGCTGATAATATGTTCTTTTAAAATCTCTATCTTGCGCAGGTGATATTTTATAACTTTCAACTGCGAATGCGTTTTTGCTTAGAATCCCAAATAAACCACAGCATAATGCAAAGCCAAATAATAAAAAGTAAATTTTCCATTTGTTCATACTCTACCTTTTAGGGCGAACTTTCATATTTTTAATAATATATAATGCTAGAATCGTAAGCATTATGATAATGAGCCAAGTTATATCATCGAATTTTACAAATTTATTATGCAAAGGGGTGTAATAATATATATCTTGCATATTTTCTCCTATAGTCTATCTCGAAATAGCACGTTCATTATCATTGAATATAAAAGGTGAATTCCTGCCAATACTCCAATGATAGGTAATAGAAAAACAAAACCTTTAGAAAATAGGTCTAAAATTATACCGATAACTTCATTTGATGATACGTTTTGAACCATTATTTTTACCTTTAATTAAATAAGCTTAAGTTTAAAATATAAAAAAAGTGATTATAAAAAACTATTTTTCGATGTTCTTATACTAGATGTGGATTTGTAAAAAATAAAAATGAACCTAATAAAGTGCTAATCACTTTTATTTCAATTTAAGTTATAATTTAAGCTAATTTAATTGTTAAATTTATATTATAGATGAGTAGTTTTAAATCATACTCAGGATTGGGAGAAAGCAGGGGACTAAACCCGACCGTTTTTACCACGGTTAATAACTTTTCGCACAATTGTGATACCTACCATACCTACAAGAATAGGTGCTACGAAAGTCAAACCGTTTGAAAATGCGCTTTCAATTCCAGTGATAATTTGAGTGTTCAAATTTTCTGGAAAGCTGATTGCTCCAAATGTTTCAAGCATTTTAACTCCTTTTTTAAGTTGATATTGTTTTTGTTCGCTTTTTGTTTGCGAGTTT